GAGCAACCGGTCGAACACCTGACGCATCTCTTCGTCCAGGTTGACACTGAGCTGTCCCCTGATCACTTTGTAGATCTGAGTCATCCACCGGGCAAACGCCCTGAATGCATTGCGGAGCTCCACAGAGGGTGCTTTGCCTTCCATCAGGTAAGTCTCGAACCCGCGAGCGAACTGCTCATGGACTGCGCGGCGGACGGCGTCGGTTGCACGTTTGTTGGTTGCTTCGTCGTAGTTCGCTCATCGTAGGTCACTGCCTCTTTCGCCACAGACTCCGCATTCCGCCTGAACCACCCGTTAATGCTCTGCAGCATCTCGGAGTTGGCGTCGACCTCTTTCTCGTACATGAAGTGGGCGAACTCGTGCAGGAAGGTGGACAGGTTGGCTGCCTCCGTCAGGCGGATGATACTGTTAGCAGGCTCGTAGTAGCCTCGGTTAGCAGAAGTATCCCTGACTGGTTGTGCTAACCTTTCGTCACGACTAACTTCGATCCCTTCGGCAGTCCTAACAGTGGCGCTAAATGGCTGTTGTCCGCGAGGGGCACGTTCCCCCGCTTTTTCTTTGGCAACTTTTTCTGTTTTGAGTTTTTGATCCGCGACACTTTTACTCACTCCTATCCCGTGGGTGATGTTCAATCCCACTAATGTGACTGTGGTACCATCCGGCTTAGTTGCCGAAATGGAGACATTCGACAGGGTCTCTACTGCACTGTCGACAATTGCTTTGACTTCTTCTTCCGTCTCACCGAGTACATAGAACTCGTCACCGGATATGTGATATGCACCTTCTGTCTGTTCGTCCAGCGAGTCAGCGACTGCCTCTAGCAGTGCGTCACCGTGGTCGGGACTCAGGTTGTCGTTGATCCATTTAAGACTGTCTGCATCGATTGATGCCACCGCCTTTGCATCCTGCACATCGACAACAAAGGCCTTGCGACCTTTGATTCCTGTCAATTCGTGTTTCAGTAACTGATCGATCAGTTCATCGCGGGTCAGCGCGTCATACATCTCACGGGCTTTACTGCCTGATGTTCTGCGTTCTGTTACCCTTCGATCTCTGGCGGCAGGAGCAGCTCCTCCCCTACCAACTCTTCGACCTTCTTGTCCGGGTAGTTGAACTCGAGGTAATTTGTTCTGGTAAGAGGAATCCCAAGTTTGTTCATCGCCTCGACCGTCGGGTCGGTGCCATGTTGGGGGATTGATAACTCCTGCGAGTTCTTGGATTTGTTTGCGAGTGTCATTGAGTGATAGCCTCCCTTTCTTGTATTTCAGCCAGATCGCATTGACTGCGCCTGTGTTTTTCTTCTGAGCCTTGAACCCTGGTGTGAACAGTCCTCTGACTGCCTCCCAGGTGATTGACTGTAACTCACGAGGCAAGATGTCACGCTTCTTAGCGGCCCGACGATATGCCTCTGCGTACAGGCCATAGGTGCCTCTGGACCCGGAGAACTTGGACGAAGCAGATCCGGTGCCGAAGTTATGCGACACCTCTGTGGATGCACTGGCAAGAGGTTTCAGTAGTGCCGCAGCAACGGCATGGGTGTCGATGGTGACATCTCCGTGCTCACTCTGCGGATTGAAAATGTTGTTGTAGAAGTTACGGACCTTATGCTGCCCGCCGAGCCGCAAACTCACGTTCTCGATGGATCCGTCTTTCAGGATAGATACCGCCTTCGAGATCTCCCCAAGGGACCCCCATGCTGCTTTGGCCTTCGCGCCTTTCTGAGTCTCTACCCACCCAGTGAAGCTACCTTCTGGTGATACTATCTGGTAGCTGCGGGTATTATAGGTCTGATCATAGATCCGTACCCATGCAGCCTGGAACACCGCGTCGTCAATCTCTCCCAGTTTCTGGGTAGAGATCTCCTCGATCATCTCCTGGTACTGGTCCTTCGCGAAGATGCGCCCGGCGGTCTTCGCCATTGCATCATCGTACTGGAAGTCCTGCTGATTCTGGAAGACATCGAGTACACGTTCACCGAGGGTGACGTTCATGTACCAGTCTTTCTGGGGGCTCAATACCGCGAGGACACCGGCAACCTGTGAATCGGTTGCATCGTATTGGTCGGCCCAGTTGTCAGTGATCCTGCGGGCACCCTCATACCACAGCTTGCTTCGCTCCCGGATGCCTGCAGGCACTTCGTCATGCAGCCACAGGAGGTTGTCCACAACGTGGTTGATGAATCGCTCGGCTTTCTTGTCGGGAGTGTTCGCAGACTTGGCAGGCCGGTAGTTCTCGTATCCTTCAATGATGCCGATATTCTTCTCGAAGGCCCTGCGATCTTGCTTCGACGCGTCAAGGCCGATGATCAGCATGTCCTCGAGGGGATTCTCCACAGTCTTCACGCCAGAGGGGAGACGGGTGCTCACCGGCTGTGCGAACGCCTCTGTGCGCGTATCGAACTCGGAGCGGGTGTCAACCAGGTTACCGGTGAACTCTTTCAGTCGGTCGGCACTGTTGCTCGCGACGTACCCTTTGAAGTTTCCTGCATCCCAGACCTGCTCTACAAAATCGAACTCTTTCAGCAGTGTGTCTTCGAGAGACTTCTGCGTAACCATGTTCTTGTTCATGCCCTCGAGCACTTCGGCGGACTTGGCGTCCAGCGATTCTTTACCGAAATATTTCGATTTGTACTCAGTGTTCTTCTTGTCTTCGTTCGCCTGCCAGTCAGAGGTGAAGACCTTCTCCTGGATGATCGCGATGCCGTCATCCTTGGTCAGCTCTGCCATCCTGGCGATCTGCTGATCGCGATTGTTAGCGATGAACTGGAAGACCATCGCCTCCTGGACGATATCGAACTTCTCCCCCTTGGAGTCGAAGTAGTAGGTCTTGGCGCCGTCGGCCTCATCCCATGCGAAACCGGTCTCTTCGGGTTTGACACCCAGCGCGGTCCTGCTGTAGGTGGCACCCTCTACCTGGGAGATAGTCTCGAAGGACTTCTCCATTGACTGATTGGGGTCGAGACTGATCGACTTGATCTTGCCCCCGGACAGAGACGTGACGGTCTTCGCCTGGGTGCCCTCAGACGCGCCGAGGTCCAGCATCGTGCCGCCTTCACTGAAAGTCTTGATGAGTGCATCACCGAACGCATACTGAGCGTCACGGTATCCCGGGATGCTCATCGCGATGTGATCGTCGAACTTGCCCTTATGGGACATGTACTCAGCGCCATAGACGCTGAGGTCTGATCCCTCGACAGCGATCTGGTCCGCAACCACGCCTATGACTGGCGAATATTCCGCTGCGGTGTCAGACAGGCCTATTTCGCCCTCTGTTACACCGGCGAAGAAGTCCCTGAAGTCGGTGCCGTCCTTCCTAGCCTCGGCAGGCAGCTCCATGTAGACCACGTCCGGCGTGCCGAACTTCTCGTAGTCCCAGTTTGGGGGAGCATTCTCGTCGTTCCAGGGCTCACGGCGAACCTCCTCGAACCCGAACCTGGCATACGACTCGGTCAGGAAGCCTTCGAAGGCATCCAGTTTGGTGCCGCCCATCTCGATAGCGAGGGGGATGACCTTGTCCAGGGCACCCTTTGTCTCAGAGTCTGCATGCTTGAAGACGGACACAATGTCGCCGTCCTCTTTGACCGCGAAGCCGACCTTGCCGTCTTCGCCGGTGAACAGCTGCATGTCCTTGTAATCTTCTTCAGGGTACTGGTAGACGAAAGCCCCTTCGTCTCGTGAGCCCTTGGCCTCGGTGATCGCCTGCACAAACTCTGCGCTATCCTGCACCGGCGTAAATCCTGCTGTCGCTGCTATGTCCTGCGCTAGAACATCAGCGCCGAACGCCACATTTACCATGCGACCGATAGATTGCTTCAGTCCAGTCGATACCTCGAAGGTATCGATCTCCCCGGACAGTGCAGCGTTGATCGCCTGACTGGGGTGGTCGAAACCGAGGTACTCGTCTCGTTCCAGTGCTCTGAGGAAATTCTGCTGTTCAGGAGTGAACTCGCTGATCTGGCCCGCCAGGTCCTCGAAGGTGGCGTCTTCTGGTAAAACATCCAGGAACGCGTCCCTCACCCGATCAAACTCCAGTGGGGCGTCTTTGTATGCAGGCTGCGCCAGTGCTTCTTCCCCTGCCAGGCGTGCCTTCTCGCCGGTCTGGGGTCCTACGACGGACAGGCCCGAGTCCTCGTAGACCTGCTGTACCGTCTTGCCTGTACGACGGGCCTGGGCAGTTGCCCACGCGGGGACAATCTCGGCCATGATAGACGCGTTCTGGGCGTTCACTTGACCGGAGTCAACTAGCTGCTCGCGGACCTGTGTGAAGATCTCCTGTGCCTGGACGTACTCGTCAGTGCTCAGCTGAGCCTCTGCCACCAATGCCTTGATGTAATTATCTGTTTCCTGCTTTACCTGCTCCTGCCGGAAAGGGGATGCTGTCTCGCCAGAGAGAGTCATGCTGTCGCGCAGCTCCACGAAATGATCAGTGCCCGCGATATCTGTGGCGAAGTCTGCGACAGATACCTGGACGTCGCCGCCGAGGGCAGAGGCCTCTCTTGCTTGTTCATTAAGCAGGGTCAATGCAGGGTCCGCCTGGATCTCTTCTGCTGTTTTCGTCTGCAGGTACAGTGTGGTCTGCGCACCGTCGATGAATACCGTGCCGTCGCTATCGACTGAACCTACGAACCTCTTGAAGGCTTCCTTGCTATGTTCCCTCATCTTAATATTTTTGACAGTGCTATCGATCTGGTCGATGCGGACCTGATCCAGTTCACTCTGCTGATCGGCTGCAGCCTCTTTCCCTTGAGCGGCACGTAGCTTGCCCCCCACCAGTAATCTTACGATGCCTGCTGCGGTAGCTGCGGACCCCTCCTCTGCCCCGGGGACCACGTCGATCTCGGCCTCAGGGTCATACAGTCCTTTGTCGATCAGCTGATGGGTGATACCCTCGATCAGCTCCTCCGCCCCTTCGATCCCCGATCCGAGGATCACATCGACCATCCGGCGCACAGTGGCGTTCCTGATGTTCGGTGGAATACGTTTAAAGATTAGGTCCATCCCTGTCTTTTCTGAGGCCAGGGTAGTCAAGCCATACAGCATGCCCGCTGCTGTCTGCGTCTGTTCGTCGGCGCCTGCTGCAGCCGCTTTGTCTCTACCCTGCTTATAGCTGGAACTGAAGAACGCAGTTAACGCGGTAGACGGTGCAAGTGCATAGGCCCCTATCTGGCCCAGTGCCCCGCCGACCATAGTGGCAAAGGTCTCCCTCGCTTCAGGAGGAGCAATCGTCTCTGCAGCACCAGCGATGAGCTCGCCTGTCTCAGCGAGTGACGCTCCTGGATCCAGGTAGATGGGAAGAGAACCAGGCTTCTGTAAGAAGTCCGCAATTGCCTCGCCACCGAGTGACCGGATGCCTTCGGATACTGCGCGACCGACGTCCTGGTTGATCTGACCGATACCCCCTACACCGCCTCCCGCCAACTCCACGGGCGCGGCAGCAAATGCTCGAATAACATCGGCAACAGGGGTCAGGAGTGACTCCAATTCCCCCATAGCGGTGACATCGTCTTGGGCGATGACTGCGTTATTGAAGTCCGCCATCCAGCCCATTGTCTTGGGGCTGTTCTTCTCCATATTGGGGAAGTCGATCTTGTTGACCTTTAGGTTACTCTTGAGCTGCACAGCATCGCCCTTGACCGGGAACCCCGGGGCACCTGCCTCTTCCCCCAGCGCCATCGCCTCTGCGTGTTTAACAGGGTCGATCTTCGTCGCTTCACCCATACTGAATTTGAGTTCATCGGTGTTGCCTGTGTCGAGCCCCTCACCGAGGTCGAACTCCCCTGTAGACTGTGACAAGGTGCTTAGATCAATCTTGCTCGGATCAAATGGCATTAACGGTGTCCTTGTTTGTACGCATTAAACAGTGTGGTGGGATTGACTATCTGGTTATTATCGATCAGATACTGGTACGCATCAACCAAAGATGCCTTATCCACAGCAGGAGCGTTGTCGAGTATCTGGTTAAGCAGCCTCAGATCGGGCAACGGCGTATTGCGTAGACCGAGCACTGTGTCCGCTGCGAGGATGTCTAACCCTAGCCTGGATCGTTCGACCAGGACCTCTTCAGTAATGTCGTCGATCAGCTTGTTCTCTTCTCCGGGTGTCAGTCTTGAGCCTTTGATCTCCTCTGCGTCATCAATGGCGTCTTGCATGTCTGCGAGGAACTGGTTCGCCTTTTCACCAGACTCAGTAAATTTACCTGACGTCTTGGTCCACTTGGTCTTATGACCAAAAGCACCCTGGGCTTTCATCAGAACCTTACTCGACAGTGACGATACCCTGCTGCCCTGCTTGCCTTTCTTCGCGCCCTCCACCGCTGTACGCAGCTTCGACATATCGGTGGGTCTAAAATCTGTGACATGATCCACAGGATCCACTGCCGCCAGCTTCTTCGGGGGCAGACTTAGCAGCTCATTGAGCATCGTATGGTCGGTGATCATGTGCTTGCCTGACAGGATGTTATTGCGCTGGATGTCAGTCATACCCTCCCACGCTTCCCCGTTCTGCGCCTGTATCTGTGCGGGGGTCATGTTCTTGTTCACCCCTGCTATGGCAGCGTTGTATGCATCGGCAGCACGCTCTTTCTCGATCTGCTCGTTACGGCTAAACTGAGACATCGCCTCTGCCATAGTCTTCTTGCGCAGCACAGGGTCTTTAATCTTGTTGACCTCATCTCTGACAGCGCCACGGTCGTCGTACTGGCTGGTCAACTTGGTGGCAGTCACTACCGCGAACGCAGCGTCGGCCTGTGTCTTCTCCGCCTTCACTTTCCTCTCTACTGCGGCTTCCATTTTAATCTTGTCCGGTCCCTCGAGACGGTCGCCGTACTTTTCCAGGGCTGCCTGCCCTTCTGCTGCACTGCTCTGGGTTGCAGCCATCACAATGTTACCGGCGAAGGAGGAGTCGTATGTCTGGAGTTTCTCTGCGGTTGCCTCTGCACCGATGCCTGCCATCTCTGACGCCTCGATTACACTCTGACGCCCGAGCGCGTTTTGCACTCTCAGGTGTTCAGGGTCATTCCATCTCAGTGCTGCGTTCTCGATAGAGTTCTCGACCTGGGATTCGATGGTCGCGATCTCCCACGCCTTCAGGCCCTTCGACGCATGACGGGCGATGTCCTGCTGTCCACGGGTGATGTGCTTGTCTGCCACCCGGTCAAACATTGCTTTAGACTCGGAGTTAAGGGACTCTCCGTATTTCTTTTTCAGGTCATCCATCGCCTTGGTTGTCGCAGCAGACCCATCATAGGCATTACGCCCCTGACTGTTGAAGTATCCGCTTTCAGGATTGAAGAACACATCGTTCTTATCCCGTTCGAAACTCACCAAGGCTTCCTCTGCGGAGGTAGTATCGACGCGCTTCTTCATGTCGAGCCCTGCGGCAGCGAGGGCACTCAGTCCACGGGTGATCCCGTCGAACGCGCCCGCAGGGGCATCTCTCGCCAGTGGCTGTGCCACAACCTGAGACGCTACCTGACCGGGTTCATACTGTGCGATTTTTGGCATATCGTTACCTTACTAGAACTGTGCGAACTCGGCCCCAGACAGTACGCCAGACGCACCGCCCCTGAATCCTGTCTGCGACTGGATCATGCTGTTGGCCGAACTGTTCGGGGTGAACCACTTGTCCGCCACGCCGGTGCCTGCCATGGATGCCGCTCCACCGAGGAGGGTGCTGAACGCTTTGGACCTCCCTGCTGATGCCGCCATCGCCCCCTGACTACGGGTCAGCTCTGCTCCCGTCTCAAGGGCACCTACCTGTGACTCGGTAGTCTGCCTGATTCGTAGAGCGTCCGCTTCACCCAGCGTCAAGGTGTCTTCCTGGAGCTGTGCTGCGGAACCGGACCCCAGCAGTACGCCGGACGCCCCTAGCTGCGCTCGCTGCGTGGCTAACAGCCTTGCGGTCTTGAGTCGTTGCAGATTCTCTTTCTCAGTACCGACGTTGCGGGTCTCTTGCGCCTGGTTCTCTGCGACCCGGGCGTTGTATTTCGCGACGCCTTCCTGGTACTTTCCTTGCGCCCGCGCCTGCATCGCACCCATGACGGTCGATGCTGCTGTGAGTAATAGTGTTGGAGTACACATATCATGCTCTCTCTAAATAAAATTTGTGGAACATCTCTCCCCCACGACCATACGGTATTGGTGGGTCGAGGGTAAACCCTATGCGCTTGAGCCACCTAACGCTAACTGTGTTATCCACATGCACATAGTTATGTAATCTCGGGCAAGTGTCCAGCATTTCATCGATGATCTGGGGCACCAGGGTGATAAATTCGCGCCTATGTTTCAGCGCGCTATCGGTACCGAGGAGCCAAGGAACACCGCTGCCACTTAATATATCATGGATTACCAGTCCGATCATAACGCAGGGGACGTCGTCTATCATGACAATGACCGAACGGTGAGACGCCTCCCATCCCATCCGCAGTGCATCGAGAGGCGTCTTGCGATCAGATGCCCACACCTCGTCGATGTCTTGCTGTCTCATATCTGCAGCAATCGCCTCCACCAGGTCGGTGGTCGGCTTAACGAACTTAACTGCCACCGACGTCGACACTGGGTATGATTGAGAGGATTGCCATCGGCAGGGGGACTCGTTGTTCAACACGCAGTCCGCCACCCTTGCTCCACTGTGGATCGATGGTGACTTTCTGCTTGTATGTTTTGAGTGCGATAGCGTCGTAATCGTCACTTTGGAATCTGGGCTTGACCTCTTGGTATGTAATTACCCCCGATGTCTCGGCATCCTGCCGGGGTCCGACGAACCCTCCGCGCGTACCTTCAACCTCGAGATAAACCTTGGAGACCGAGAGGCTCAGCGCCTTGAGGGAGTCCGTCGGGGAGGAGGTATCGATGTCGAGGGTTTCCAGGGCAGGAGTGTAGGGAAGTCCCACATGTACCTTGCTGGCTGCCCTATCGAGTGTGATAGACCCTGACGCTACCGTCTTGCCGGTCACTACGTATCCGTCCGCCAGTACCGCGACGTCCTCTCCCTCGAGGTGATCCAGTCCGCTGAGAGTGGTCACCGCTTCGCGAGACTCGCCCCCAGACTCATATTCAGTGAACCCTGTGCCGTCGATATCGTTATCATCTTCATCGGTCAGCTCGTAGGTGTTCGCGGTCTTGCTTGCGACCTTGTAACGATTACCGTTCAATTCGGTCATCCCGACGACGTCTCTGATGTCGATCAGGTCACCATCGGAGTAAGGGTGACCAGTGTCAGAGATGACAACAGGGTCCGCCTGTGTAGCGCCAGAGATGGTACTGGGAACATCGAGACTGAGACCAGAGTCGACATAGAAGGCGTCCTCTGCGTCCTTGCTCTCGCGCTTCTCCAACCTCTCGATGTACCGGACGGTTGATCCATCGATCTCCCTGCTCACAATGACGAAGACCGCGTCCCTTCTGTCCTGGCTAATCGTTGCAACAGACTCGAACTCGCCCTCTGTTACGTGGTGATGCCAGCCCCATACCTGGTGCTCGCGTTGGTATGTCAGGCCCAGCATTACGCCATCGTCGCGGACGCACCAGAGGATGCCATACGGCTCGTTGGCGTATGCCATGTCGGTGATCTCGTTATCCTCGAACAGGTGCTCTGACATCAAGGACAGATCGTTACCAGTATATTTGTCGCTGCTGAACTCGTATCCGAGATCCCGGATTCTGGCGCCCTTCTCCTGCAGGTACAGCGCGGTGCTGTTAATGATTACCGGCTTAACCCACGAGGATCCATTATAAGACTGTATCCGCACTCCGATAGTGGACGGGGTAAGAACCTTGTCCTGCCCCTCGGTCACTACCCACTCACCTCCAGAGGTGAGCATTATCAGGGTATCAAGGGAGATGATGTGCCGGATCTCATTCACCTGCTGTGCTGCAATGGTGAAGGTCACCGCGTCATCGTCTCTCGCAGGATCGGACGTCCGCAGGGAATTGTAGTTCGCCACCTGCGTGGTGAAGGTTACCTGCGGCTCGTTGTTCGTGTTGGCGAAGATCTGCCGTTGCTGGTAGTAGTTCACCGTTGAAGGCTTGTTGTCTGCTCCAGCAAAAGGTTGACGGTCTTCAGGGGGTGCGTCACTCGTGATCGGTGCAATATTGTAGTCGTCGAAGGTTAGGTTATTGGAGTCACCTATCCACCCGAAAACGCCTGTGCCGGTCGAGGGGTTCTTGTAAATCCGATAGTACTCTGCTGCCGCAATAGTGCCCCAGGTGACCGTGTTATATGCAGTAGTCGACAGGGAGTTAGTGCTGAGGGACACCATGGCCGACGCCAGTGACTCGACGCCGTTGGCGTCCACTGCGGTGACCACGTACTCATATGTCTTGCTGTAGGTACCTGCACCAGTGCCGCCTGCCACTACCGAGCTGATCGTCGGGGCAGTAACCGACGAGGCATAGTCAATGACTGCCAGTGTCCAGTCGTCGTGATCCAACCGGCTCAGATTACGTGGATCATGATCAGGATGTACGATGGTCATCACATCCGCAGACTGAGTGTATCCGAGCCTTGGTAACTGTGCCTCGGTGTAGGGGGTGGCAATCTCATAGGGAGATGCCCCGTCCATTACGTACCCATCGTCCCTGATCACCCTCATCTTCAGATGCTCGAAGACAAGGATATAGGTCTGTTCAGTGTTAAAGCTGAAGGGTATCAGTCTGCCCTTCTTCGTGGAGTCCCCCAGTTCACCGATGAAACGGAAACCTGGCCGAGAGTACGCGCCGCCTTGGGCACGGATAAAGAAGTTCTCGCACAGGTTCAGCCCTGTGGCATATTTCGTTATGTCAGCACGGGACTGGAGCGAAGGCGCGATCTCGCCGGATGTGAAACTGCGTTGTATAGTCTGGGGCACCGGCTAACTCCTGATGGTTTCATACTCGCTCAATGGTGGATCCATGTGCTGCTCGTTCAGGTCATCTGACTCTGCTGATGCCAGGAACGCCTGGTACAGTTCAAGAGAGTCGCTACGCAGCTGCCTGCCTAGTTCTCCTCCAGCGAGAGGTATCGCCAGCTCAGCCGCCAGCAGATGTGACAGTGCCAGAGTGAAGTTGTTGGAGAAGAGATTCGGGTCGGTTACCTTCGCCGCGTAGTCGATACGCAGACCCTCTTCGTTCGCCGCAATAACCTTGTTGTCACTGAAGTTGAACACCTCATACGGCACCTTCGGCCTGTTGGCCTCCAGCTGCTGTAGCTGAGAGTCAGAGAGTCTTGATAACAGACCTGCGTCTGCGCCAGTCAGTTCCTCTGTTGCAGACACCAGTCTGTTTATCTTCAGACAGCCCACAGGATACTGGTATGCGACGTTCCAGTTGAACACCTCAGTAGTGAGCACCGACAAAGCCCTGATCTTGTGATTAAAGGACCACGGCGTCTCAGTCAGCATCATGTCGCGCAGGAAAGGATACTTCAGTTTACACTGCTGCGCGGCGAGACTCGGCTCGTCAATGGAGTTGATACTCCCCGAGCGAACATTGGATAACGCTATGTTACAAATTTCAACGACACTTGACATAACTATTCACCGTAGAGGACTTTCACTCGGTCATCTGTTTCGCGATTCAGGCTGAGAGAGGTCAGTTGTATTCGGACGGTCTTGTTCGACCCGCCTTTGTCACTGCGCTCTGACGTGCTGTCGACGAACGCATACCCGCGAACCTCGACAACGTCCCCTACTACCAGGTTGTCCGCACCGAGCGCGTCTACGAGGTCATCCTCGAAACTCATCCCGGTGCCGTAGGGGTAATAGTTTTCGTCCGAACAGCAGACATCACTGCCGGACGATGACTCTTTGCTAATTTTCACTTGATCTTCAGGCATGATCGGTCCTTACAGGGTTTCTACTGCGGACTCGCCTTCACCCAGGAAGGAAAGGTCTTCAACGTCCTTCTGGTCCTGCTCTGCTTTCTGCTTGTCGGCGGCATCCTGCGATATCGCCTGGGATTCACGCTTCGCCTTGGCAGCGGCAGACTCCTTCGTCATAGCAGATAGCCAGGAGGGTAGGGGGTTTTTCTTGCTGAAAGGCTTGTCAGTGTGTAGGACAGGTCTCTTCCCCTCAGGGGAGTAGAACTTGCCATTGAAAAAACCGGGTGCAATGACTTTGTAACTTGGCATTTTGTTCTCCAGATATAGGGAGAAAAGGGGACCGAAGTCCCCTTTTCATTTACGCACCAGTTACATTAGTCTGGTTACCCATGGTGATGCCTGCGGTGATTGTACCGCCGCCATCAGCAGTTGAACCAGCGATCACGTACTCAATGCCCAGGTAGCGTTCGAGGATACCATTAGGCAAGAAGTCCAGATTAAACTGTACACCGGCCAGAAGGTCGGCAACCAGAATAGTCTGTGATGCAATGGTTGTGCCCAGCGCAGTTGTCGCACCCGTTGACAGGTTAACTGTCAGACTGTCACAAGTTGCGAAGTCGGCGGTAACCTGCACCAAGAGTGGAACCTTGGCACCTTTACCTACGTCGTCGTTAAGTGCAGCAGCCGCCCCATAAGGGGTAGCTGGCACACCAAGATCGATGACATTGGTCGAGTCCGCGCTAACGGTAACTTCCTGGTCATCGGAGAAGAGTTGATTAATTGAAAAGATCATCTGTGTTGCTCCTAAAAGTTAATAGAGCCAGGGGCGTTAGCCCCCGGCACCATTGAGCCGGTCTTATACGACGCGGGCCTCGGTATTGAGGATGGCATCAGTCTCGCGGATCGGGATGCCACGGTAGGAGGTGATCTCCCTACCATCGACTTCCGTAGTCTTGAGACGGATGAAGCTGTCACTGGCACCGGCGTTAGCAGCCAAGGCATCCAGTGCCTCGAGTACATCGCGGTTACAGTAGATAGCCATCTTGCCACCAGCTACCCGGCGACTCTGCAGACGGTAGTAGGCAGTCCGCAAGAAGTCATAGATAGCAACAGAACCAGCCTGCATCAATGACACGTCGACGTTGGCGACGCGAGACACATAACGCCAGTCTTTAACAGCCAGACCGATGTGATGGGTGAACTTCTCTTCCATCGCGTAGTAGGCATTGCCATCACCATCGGTAACACGTTGCTTACCCATGTCCTCACGTTGGACGCCAGCCGCAGTACCCTTCGGATACAGCAGGTTGCACTGGTTATCGCCCCAGGTTACGAACCAGATGGACGTATTGTCCGAACCGGTACCACCTGCATCCACGATCTGGTTGCCGTTGGCAGCACCCAGAGAGTTGAAGCGAGGAGCGAGACCCATGAACTCTTCCGGGTCAGACGCGCTGTTGCCGTAGATCAGCTTGGCTGCGACTTCGTTCGCCATTGCTTCCAGGTATGCCTGTGCCTCAGAGAGACGTACAGCACCCTCGTTGGTGGACAGATCCAACAGACGCTTGTCGATGGTGCTCAGACCCTCGACGAAGCCAGTGGTATCCTCGACCTGGGAGGTTTTGCCCTTGCCGTTGGGGATGCCCTTGTAGAGCTTGCCCCAAGTAACAGCCGGAAGACCGGACCGCACGGTATGGAGATGGGTAGTACCCTTGTTACACTCGACGGCGATTGCATCGTCCATCATAGGGTTCATTTCCATCAGCATCTCGATGACCTCGACGAACTGGCCGCGACCATCCTGCTGCTTATAAATGTCGATCAGATCGACGAAACTTGCACCTAAAGTTGCCATTGTATTGCCTCTTAGCTATTTGGATAAAGTATGGACACTCGGTCTTTCTTCTCAGTAGACTGAGCACCGGCTGAGCCGGGCACATCCTCCTTCAAAGTCGCACCTGTACGTACCATAAAGCGGATCATTTCGGGATGGTTTCCTATCCCGTAGTCTTCCAACAATTGTTTAAACTCTGGCGTCCCGTACTTAGAAACGGCAGCCTGCGCCAGCTTTGCATTCTCATCGAATGCATCGCCGCCGTACTCACTGTCATTCTTCGATTGGTCTAGCCAGTCCCCTCTCAACTGATTGAAGTCATCGATCTGCTTCTGCGAACCCGCCTGGGCTTGCCCCGCGTAAAGGTCGATCAGCTTTTGAGCCTGTTCTTGGTTCAACCCGAACTCTTTGAAAACTGGGGTTGCTTCCGCTAGAACAGTCTCGTCCACCGTCATACCTTCAGGCATGGCAAAGTCGGCATAGGTGTCGGGAGGCGTATCAGTACCTTCTGCACCAGCTTCACCGGTACCTTCGGCACCAGCATCGTCGGCAGCCGCGTTAGCGTCTGCACCTGATTCCTTTCCGGCGTCGCCTTCTGGGGCGCCACCGTTCAAAATTGTTTCGGCTGCAGTATCAACTGCGCCTGCGTCACCTGTGTCGGTGTCTACTGCTGTTACGTCTTCACTCATTGATGTTGTCCCTTATCATGGTCAAATATAGGTCGGGTGCATAGTCTCTCAAATCATCGTGGAGCTGCAGTCCCGCCTCCCTCATACCTGCATTGTACGCGTGCATGTGAGTGTCGTTTGCAAATATGTTCGCAAAAACTCCGCAACTTTGCAAATATTCCCACAAATACTGTCGTCCGTCCTCTGTTCTCATGATGTTCTGTACCACGAGCGCAGAGGTGTTACGCTGCTTTTTGCGGGGTTTCTCCTCCTCTTCCTCCAAAGTGAACTCAGTCATTGTCCCATGCCTGCTCGTTCCATCATGGTACCAAGCGCGTCATCCCCGCCCATGGGGATCTCAGACGCCGTCTTCGCCGTGTCGACCATCTGCTGTCCGGCCTCGAGCGCAGCCATCTGTTGCTGCATCTGTGCCTCTGCTGCTGTAGCCTCTGCAGCCTCATCGTCACTAGCGATGGTGGAGGGGTTGACACCCAGCGCCTCGGCATAGTCATCGATGGACTGGTTGATTTTGATCTTGTGACGAGCCTCCGGCCAGATCGGTGCAACACTCCCGACGAACCCTGCGAGCCTGTCAATGGCGCCAGTGTTAACCAGTCGTTGTGCCTGTGCGAGGACAGATACGTACTCGACGTTAAGGTCTTTGTTCTGCAGCTCTGGAGGGGGTAGTGGCAGTACACCGTTGCGTTGCAGGATGTCGAACGTGCGATCAATCGTGGGATCCAGCAGCTCGGTGTGCAGTCTCTCCAGTACCGGTCCGAGCATGAGGAGCTTCTCTTCGTGCTTCTCTGCTACTTCCCGGGCAGTGATCTGCCGACGGTCAGTATTAGCCAGCATCAGGAACAGATCCTCATAGAAGGCCCGCTTCACGCGGCCTTCCACGTTCAGGATCTCGTCCTTGATCTGCTCGATCTCAGGTCGATAGTTCTGGTAAATGCTGGTCAGTCCGCTACCGGTGGCAGAGTGCCACACGATCTCATTGGCCGATGGCTGGCTGCCCTTCATTTTGTTCTTCAATGCAGCAGGTCCCTGCAGGGGAGGAGATACCAGCTTATCGATTGCCTGGTACTTCCGACGTTCACCCAGTTGCAAGGCCTTGGTGTCACCCAGCGCAGTGATGCCGGGGCAGTCTGTCGCGTAGATGTCCTCTCCGGTGATGTCCCACCGGGGGGCTACGATGGGGTATTCATTGAACCCCTTCTGACGCAGGAACTTGTCCTCGCCATCTCTCGCGCCCTTGTTTGCTTCGTAATAGACAGACCTGAAAGGCATGTTAAACGCTGTGGGGTTGTTGCGATCCCTGTCGTCGTTGGGCTCGATGAGGTGGACGACCTTCACCCATGCCTCTGAGTTACCGGTCTCCCACTGCTTCTGCACTGATGTGCTGCAGTTCTCCAGGCCAAACTGTTTGACGCACTGCCCGACCGAGATCTCATACTCCCGGTACAGGGTATCGTTTACGTTCTGCCCATCCATGCCCAGCATGTAGCTGCCGACCGTGTAGGGCTTGCACCAGATGATGTTCTCAAAGTCCTCATAGATGCCCATGGCAGCAGTGCCGAAGACACCCAGCTCAGAGTACAGCTGGTGCAGGGAGTTGTAGAAGTTGGAGGACGAGAACACCCGGTACATGATCGACTGGACCTCGTGCAGCCACAGCTTCACTGCCGTGTTGTCATCGAGTGTCTTGTCACCGGAACCCAGTCTGAACCAGGGCCTGGCAGGCGAGGTGATGCCGGACATCATGCCGGACGCCAGGGTACGGGCCGCCATGCGACTCGTGTTGTTGACCTGTTTGGTGTTCCGCTTGTATCCCTTGTTGCGATCAGACGTCAGGAACCTGCCACGGTGGGCCAGGTGATAGTCTGACAGTTCACGCCACAGGGGAATGAATGAGCTGCGTTCTGACCGCAGGGCCTCTAGTCGCTTGTTAAAACTCTTAATTGTTGTTGGCACTCTACATATCCTCTATGTGACCCTGACCCTTGAACTGGAAGGTGGTCAGCGCAGTTAAATCGTCTTGGATCAGCAGTTCCATATAGTCGCCTGCTGTGCCATCGAGTTTCGGTACGGCACCGGTCCGGTTGAATATGCCCCCGTTGCCGTTGACCCCGTGCAGGCCTCCTCCGGCTTTGTCCGTGTACGGCACATCGTACATATCCAGCTTGATGTCGCCGTTGGATCTCCACGCGGTGATTGTCATGAACTGGTCAGCGGTGGCGTTGTACCCTCTCAGGAGGCAGCCGTTGGTCAGTGGCGCTATGTCACCGAACTTACTGTCATCCGCTGCAGACCCGTGAGTCATCGTCAGGATGAATGATACGATGTGCCACAGTTGCCCTGAATCTGCTTTCAATCTGAATGCAACCGGTGTGACTGACCCGTCGACTGCCATGTTGGTCTGGACCACGTTGACATCTGCACCGAGCGCGTGAGCGTAATCCATCGGTCTATCGAAGGTCAGATCATCGCCTGCTATCGACAGTATCCTCGGGAAAGTGGACTCGATGGTGCCGTCACTGATCTGTACATCATTACCGACAACGAACCCTGTGGCATCAGCGACAGTGATCGTCCGGTCCTGTTTCGAACTCGCAACTGCAACCGTGCTGGCTACTGCTGTGTGCCTGTGGAACAGCTCGTTGACAGGAACGCT